TCTCCCGGTCGTCCAGCATTTTCTGGTGAGCGGCCTTCGCCCGCTCCTTCTCATCGCCTTGGGTCTTGGCGGCAAGCTCGCCCAGGCGTGCAGCGCTCTCCCTGTACAGCTTCTCGATTTCCGGCTCGTATTTGGCGTAAATCGCCAGCAGGTCATGCTGGTACTGCTCTTCCGAAATCAGCTTATTGGAGTTCTTGCTTTCAAGAAGCTGGATTTCTTTTTGCTGCACGGCTTTGACGCGCTCGATCTCCCGCTTTTCGGCGTCGGTTTCCCAGTCTTTGCCTAAACGAGTTCGTGGGTCGTCGGCAACCCATTGCTTCTTACCGTAGCGTGACTCATCAAAATAGGCGTTTTGCTCTTTCTCGCCTGCCTTAGCAAGGTCTGCCGCAACCGTTTTTATCCGTGCGTACTTTTCCCTTATCCCTGCTAATTTTGTTTGATCTTCCTCTGATAGCCGCCTCTCCAGTTTCGACGATTCCATGAGGGCGATTTGGTCCTCTTTTGAAAGCGCACTGAACCTGCGGGTATCCATTTGCTTGACCCTGATCCGCACGCCACCGCTTTCCGTGCGCTTGGCAAACTCGTCCGCTTCCTTGTTAACCTCCATTAATTCCGCACGTAGCGCCTTCGCTCCAGCGACTTGCCCCATATCCCCCATGCTGATGCGGTCCGACAGGTCATTCAGACGGCTCAGTGAAGCCCTTATTCCCTCCACCGCGGCTGCTACCCGCCTGGCCTCTCGCTCCCCGTTGTCGCCCCACATCATCCAAAGGGATATGCCGGCAGCCACAAGGCCGGCGATAATGGAAAAGGGGCCTCCCAAGAGCATGAGTGCGCCGCGAAGCCCGGTCACGCCAACCGCCGCCGCATTTGTCCCTGCCGCTGCTGCCCGCGCGCCGGTGGCAACGGCATGCAGGCTCATGGCCCCTGTGGCGCTGGACACCGAAACCGCCATCGTGCCCGCCGCTACCGCTCGAAGATTTTGCGTATAGGTAACCAGCCCGCCACTCGCCAGCGCCGTTGTCGCCCCAAGCAGCCTGCCTGCCGCAGAAAGGCCCGTGGTTGCCAGCGCCGCCGCAATCGCCCCGGCTTTGTACGCGACAAAGGCTTGACCCAGGGTGATCAGCATGGGGGAGACTTTGGTCAGCATCGAGGCCAGCCCGGTCATGCCTGAGACGATTGTGCGCAGCCCGTCGTTGAAGTCATCCCCCTGAAATACATGCTTCATTGATGTGGCAATCTCCTTGAGCCTGCCCTGAACATGGTCGCCAGAGGCAATAAGGCTGGCCTCCAGCGCTCCCATCGCCTGCTTCCACCGTCCATGCAAGGTCTTGGCAAGCTCATCGGTAACCCTCTGCGCAAACCCCTCATCGTCGATACTGCTGCGAAGCTTGTTCCATTCCTCGCGGGTCATGGAGAGCATGGCGACCGCCTCTTTCCCGCCTCGCTCGCCGAATATTTTCTGAAGAATATTGGTCTGCGATATCTTGTCGTACTCCTGAATCTTGCCCTTCAAGTCGTAAATAATATCGACGAAGCTGCGGAGATTGCCCTGAGCATCCCCCGCAGCAATGCCAAGCTGCTTGAGCGTGCCCACCGCCGGGCCTTTCGGCGCGTACAGTTCCTTGAGCATGTTGCGGAAGGACGTACCGGCCATTGACCCGGTAATGTTCAGTTTCGCCAGCACGGTCAGCGCCGTGGCCGTGTCCTCCATGCTGGCTCCGTACTGCTCGCCCACCACGGACGCGAGGCGCATGGATTGCGTCATGGCCTCGACGCTGGTCTGCGACAATGCCGCCGCCTTGGCGAACACATCGCTGATATGCGAGGAATCCTCAACGGTCAGGTTGAAAGCGTTCATCGTGCCCACGAGGGAAATCGCGGCGCTTTCCATGCTCATCTCGCCGACCGTGGCAAGGTTCAGGGCATCGGGCATGACCTTGAGCGCCTGGGCGGCATCCAGGCCAGCCTGAGCCAGCACGCGGTAGCCGTCGGCAATCTCAAGGGGGCTGTAGAGTCCCGATTGCCCCAACGACATGGCGGATTCTTTCAGGCGGTTGATGGCCTCATCCGTCTCGACCCCGTTATCGCCCAGTTGCTTCACGAACTCCAGTTGATAGGAGAACTCCGAGATACCCTTCGCCGCCTTGGTGAAGCCCGCGCCCAGGGCCGCGCCCGCCATCAGCGGAACCAGCCGGCCATAGGTCATCCAGAGCGTGCCCAGGGAGCCGGAAAGGCCACGGGCCAGCGCGTGCCCGTCGAGCGCGGCGGTATTCCAGGCTTGTTGGGCGACGGTGGCTTTATGGGTGGCCGCCGCCACGCTGTGATGCGCGCCGCTCATCATCCTGGCGCTTTCAACTGCCTTCGATTCAAGCGTAGTGTAGGAGCCTTGCGTCATCCCAAGCGCCGCCTGGAGCTTCCCCAGTTCATTGCGCGTTTTTGCAAGTTCCGCGCTCAGCGTATTGAAGCCGCCCGACGCCCCCATGCCCTTGGACAACTCGCCGCGCAGGTTGGTATAGGCCGTGTGCAGCGCCAGCAGCTCCTTCGTGGCGCTGCCGGTGTCGATTTTCATGGATAGGGTCGCAGCCGCGTTCAGCCCGCTCATGACGATTTCCTCAGCTTCTTGGCGTAGTGATTGAGATGAATGACATCCAGGGTTTTCATCGTTTTCAGGAACAACAGCCTTTCGTCCGCGTCATGAATCCTGGCGATTTCCATGTAAGCCAGAATCTCGCTCATCTGTAGCGCCTGCGGGCCAAGCTCCGAGTATTGCCGGGACTGATCCAGCATGTCGTAAGCCTGTAGCACCGCCACGCTCCCCGCCTCCAGCGCCGGCCTGCGCGCCAGCGCCGGCGGGGTTCTTCCGGTGGCGTCCTCCATCTCCTTGAGGAACTTGAACTGGCTCCCCCAATCGACGTGCCACCGGAAGTAGTCCGTCAGTTTTTTACCGCCTCTTCCTCCTGCACCAGCTTGAAGGCATTGAAGTCATCGGCAAGGCGCATGATCTCGCGGCGGAATTCCTTGTGCCCCAACGCCATCTTGGCGTTTTCCAGCGAGTATTCCAGCTTCTTGCCCTGGAAGCTGACGTTTTCCCAGCCCAGCAGAATGGTCTTGGCGAGCGTATTGACCATGATGCTGTCCGACAGGGCGTCCGCCGAAGCATCCTTGGCGTCGAGCGCCTTCCGGTTGCGATCCACTTCCTTGTTCAAGAGCTTGGCGTAGGCGCGGTTGCCCGCACGGGCAACGAGGAACCTGGCATCCCCAAGCGGCATCCAGGTGCCGTTCTGTTCCTTGTCCTCATCCACCGCATAAGTCGAGAAAATGTCCACAGTGCTTACTCCTTGTAAAAATGTCAGGGAATGGGCCCTCCGACCCATCCGAAAAATCAGGCAACCGCAGCGCCAGCCCGGTCAATGATGATGGTCCGGCGGCTTTCCGGGTCCATGATGGCGGTGAAGGGCATGGACAGCATCACGTCCTGATCCGTGGCCCCTGCGTTGACCTTGGCGTCGCCATACTTGATCTTCGGCAGGGTGATGACGTAGCCGTTACTCGCGCCGTCGTAGGCGCGCAGCGAAAGGCTGGAAGCCGTGTTGTTCAGGAACTTGTCGTACATCGTACCGTCGGACAGATAGACCTCGATGGTGCCGCTCACCTTCAAGGTGCCGACGCCGACGCCGACCGCGCCCAGGTGGCCGATGGCTTCCTGCACCCGCAGGCTGTTGTCGATGGACAGGTCCATGCTCTTGATGAAGGTATCCTTCATCTCGACGCCGCCCTCGCTCACGTTGCCGACGCCGGCCACCGCGTTCACGATGTCGAAGGTCTGCGACTCAACTGGCGTACCCGGAAGCTGCGTCACGTTATCTTGGCGAACGGCGTCCTTGCCCATGAAGCTGATCGTGCCGCCCACGATGGAGCCGGTCGCGAATTTCAGGTCCATCTTGCTCGCGCACATGCCGCGATAGGCAAAGAACTGGGGCGGGTTCGCGTCCATCATGGCCCGCTCGAAGGTGTAGCTGTTCAGGGTCGTGCCATTGGAAATGCGCGAACCAGAAACCCTCACCGCGCTGCCGCCAGCGCCGACCGCGCCGGCGAATGGCGCGCCCTGGAAGGTCAGCACCGTCGCGGTCGGCGCGACCGTCAGCGACACCTGCGCCCATATATTGTGCAGCGGGTTGGTCGAGCCGCTGATCTTGATCCACTGCCCCTTCACCAGGTTGGTAAAGGCGCTGGTGCCGGTCGTTGCCGCGCCCGCCGTCAACGTGCTGGCCGCGAAAGTCGCCGAGGTTGGAATCGGAGCGCCAACGCCATCGACGCCAAACACCGAGAAGCTGCTTTGCAGTACCGCCTCGATCATCGGATCGAATTCCGCGTAGGAAAGCTCGAAATTCACATCGCCCGACGCGCTGGCGCTGGTCTGAATCAAGTCAGTCACCTGGCGGTCGGAGCGGATTTCTTTCGAGGTGTCCGTGCTGATTGCAAAGGCCAGCGTTTCGCCGGTCATGCGCAGGTTTCTTGGATTGCCCGTCGTCGGGGTAACGCCGAAAGCCGACTCCTTGATATACCGGAGTTGGGCGCGATTGGTCGTTGCAAACGTCATGGTTCTGTCTCCTGATATTTACGCGATGGTACGTTAGAAATTACCCGGATTCAAGGCGTCATTTAATCGAAAAAGAAGGGTACGGAAAATGTCGTTCCCGCCCATCCATCCTTATTCCACGGTTGGCCTGGCGTCGCCGTTTTTGTCATTACGCCGGGTAATAGGCGATGCGCCAAAAAGGATTCCACATAATCGCGCAAGATAAGCCCCTTTCGGCTGCCCATTCCTTCCTTGAACACGAACTCGAATACCACCTCGCCCAATACCCTGCGCCTGGGTTTGAATTCAATGGTGGATTGCTTGCTGGCGAGCATGGCAATACTCACCCTGACGAACTGATCGCCCACGGTATTTGTGTCAAGCTTTATCGTGTTTTCCCAAAGCAAGGGCAAATCAGGATGATCCGCGCTGAAGCGCTCATGAATCAGCGCCGCAAGTCTGTCCCTGGCTTCCACGTAAGTCGTCATAGCTCCGCCTTCCTCAATCCATCCAATTGTACCGGGCCGATGTTCGCGTACTGATAGCCCACCGTGAGCGCGGCCTTGCGCACCGGGGCCTCCGCGCCCTCGTTCTCTGGCCGGAACGTGATCTGACCCTGCTCGATCTTGATGGCGTAAGGCTCGTCATGCGCCGCGTTGTTATAGATGTAGATGGATTGCCCAAGGTTCGGGGTCGGCCAGTTGGCATTGGCCTGGGCATAGGCGATGGCCGGCGAACTGCCCCTGGAAAACGGCGATCTCAGCGCCGCTTTCCCGAACACATCCGGGGTGAATTCCGGACCTGCGCTCGTCCCGACCTTCCAGTTCGCCACGAAATCGCCGGAATACTGCGGGGAATTCTCAAGGATGTAGTCGAACGCCACCCGCGCCAGCCCGACCGCCGCCTCTCCCGCCGCCTTTTCGACCTCGACGAACCAGCGCTCGACCTCGGCCTCGAAGGCGGAAAGATTCTGAAGCTCAATCACGGCGAGCGTGCAGGAGCCAGACCCCTGCCCCTTCCTGCGAAGCCAGAATGCGCCAGCGCCCGTCCGATAGCAAAATCCCGTCCGACGGCTTGGGTCGATAGCCCTCGTCGGCGATCACCAGGGTTTCATCCCCGCGCTGGTAGTTTTCCTGCGAGGCCCGCAGGTAGTCGTACTGCTCCTGCCAGCGCAGGCGCAGTACCATAACATCGGCATGCGTCGCGTCCCAGTCATCCGTCACCGGATCGTACTTCCTGACCCCAATCTCAGCATACTCGAATACCATCCCCGTAATTTCATGACTGACCGCATCCTTGAAGCCGCTCAACGAGGGGTGCACGGCATGGCAGATATGCCACTGATCGTCGATGAAGATCAGATCGAAGGGGGCAAGCGGCTCGCTGGCAGCGACAAAGATGTGATAATCGTTGAAATACCGGGACGATGCCTGGTTGTCCGGCACGTCCTTGTTCCACTCCCGGCTCGCGTACATCTCGCGGCCCGGCTGACCCCGCAATGCCTCGGCGAAGGTAAAGACCTTCGCCCTGCCCGGCGTCTGGTGCAGCACGTACTTGACCCGGATGGGCGCGCCATTCCACTCATCCGGCGATGCCTCGCCGAACAGGTACACCTCGGCCCCAAGGCGGGCGGCGCGTCTTGCAGGAATGGCAACGTCCGGGGAAACCGACAAAATGCGCCGGCGCACGGAAGCGCCGTCCAGCTTGAAGATATCTGTCGGGTCAAGCTGCCCTTTCCCGATGAAGTGGCCGGTGTAGGCATCATGCAGGACAGAATCATCGAAGCGAACGGCGGCTTTGTGCAGGCGCATTTCAGGTTCCCGTCACGGGGTCGGGAACCGGCGCGGAAACCACGAATAGCGTCCTCTTGGCCACTCCCGTTGTCTGCGCGTCATTGACTAGGTCAAACAAGGCGATGAGGCGGGCTCGAAAGCGCGAATACTCCCGCAGGATGGCGTCTATCGTTTTCTGGTAGGGCTGGTCCGCCGGCGCTCGGCGGATCATCGACTTGCCGTCCGTGACCTGCTCGGGGCTGAACAGGCGCAGAGAAACCGTCGCCTGTTTGGCTACCGAATAGCAGGCAAAGAGGCGCGCCGCCTTCACGAAGCGATCCTGGTTCAGCGTCGCGCTCCCGTCCTCCACCGCTAGACTTGCCTGGCGGTAGGCGGCGGGCAGCTTGATATGGATTTCCTCCAGATCGACCTCCAGCGCATCGGCGTAGAGCGGAAGCGCCAGCGTCTCGTTCTCAAGCTCTTCCTCCGCGACGCCAAGCGCTGCCCTGACATCCTCGTAGGAGGTGTAATCGAGCAGGTTCATGGCCTACACCACGCGCAGCTTGCCCGCCTGAATCTGAGCCACCAGCCACGAATCCATACCCTCGAATTCCGTGATGCCACGAATGGGCTTGTCGAGCAGAAGGTGGTGCATCTCTCCGCGCACCGGCTCCACCCTGACCCTGCTCTTTACTTCTTCCTGGGGCCGGGCGGCTTCCTTGTTGGTTTCTTGCACGCCATTTTTCGGCTCCTTCTTGATTGTGCTCATCTGCTTTCTCCAGATGGACGCCCCGGCGTGCGGGGCGTCCCATGCTACGCGCCCGACTATCAGGCGTATGTCAGAACCGACCAAGCCTCGTCGAACAGCCGGTACGCGATCATGCCCGTGTCGATGCGGTACTTCTGGCTGCGGCGCATGGCGTAGGCTTCAGCCGCCGAATAGTTCAGCACCGAGCTATTGACGACATGGTAGCCATAGCTGGAATCGAAGCCGACGATGGTCTTGGCGGGCCAGTTCGGGTCCATGCTGATGAACACCTGCACCTGGTCGGGCCACATCGGGTTGATCACATTCTCCAGCGTGTCGATGCGCTTGGAGGTCTGGTTGTCGCCCTGAACGCTCGGGCGGCCCTTGCGGTTCTCGATTTCCAGCGCCGAGTCCAGATCGCAGATCACGTGGGTAATCTTGCGCTTGCGGCTACCATTGAACAGCCACTTGACCCAAGCTTTCTGCGTAATGCCGGTCGCCGAGGCGACATCCAGCGAACCCGCCGTCGACACCGCGCCCGGCACGGCGGACAAGGCCGCCATATCCAGATCGACGTCGCCATTCAGGAAGGCCAGTTGGGTCTGCTCGATGCGCTCCATCATCTCCGTTTCGGCCTGACGGGTCATCGCCATCGTGACCAGATCGAGGCTGGTGGAAGTCAGCGCCTGATCCGAGATTTCCAGGCCAATGGAGGTGCCGGTAATCCGGTACGACTTGTCGGAGGCCGTGATGGACAGCATGGACGCCGGCTCGGACAACTGGGCAGTCAGGCGCGAACGGGCGGATTCCGGCTTGCTGTAATCCAGGATCGGGCGCTCGAAGCGGTCATTGTCGAGGGTATCGACCACCGCCGCCGCGCCATTGAACAAGGCCAGAACGCCGTAGTCCTTGGCGCGCAGCTTGTTCTCCATCGCCGCCATCTGGAACATGGGGAACAGGATGCGCGAAGCCGGCGTCGAGTCCTTGGTGATCGAGCCGGCCTGCATCTCTCCGTGCAGAATGGCCTTCATGGTCGCCGGGCGAATGCCGAACGCCTCGTTGCGGCCCAGGTACATGCCTTCGGAAGCGCACATCTGCTCAAAGGCGGTCGGCGCGTCGGCCTGCGTCGGGCACTGCTGGTTGATGAAGGCCATTGCCGACAGGGCCGCATCGTTGGCCTGACGATAAATCGTGGCATCGAGCGGGAAATCCTGGATGGCCCCGGTGTTGTCAATGAACTTGGACATTTGGTCTTACTCCTTACAGGATTTCAATAACGCCGACGGTGCCAGCCGCGCCCGTGCCAGCGGCACCGAGCGAAACCACGCGAGCCTTGAAGGGGCCGGCCCCGTCCTGATCCGCCGCCTTGTTCACCTTGAGCGGACCGGCTTCGGCCACGCCCTTGACGGCCTGCGCGCCGGCGACCACATACTCGCCCACGGCAACAGCGGTGCCAAAGCTCACTTCCTTGTAGCCCTTGCAGACAATGCCGCCAATCGAGAAATCATCCACCGACCCGGTATTGACCGAGATGATGACGCCCTCAATCGGCTCGCCCGCCTCACACAACTCATAGCGCGATTCACCCGTCAGCTTGACGGCCTTGCCGGCGTCCTTGTCGGAGTAGCGATTCGCTACCCCGGCTTGACCCAGGCGGACCGTCAAAACCTTTTCGCTGTGGATCGTTTCCGTAATCTGGAACTTAGGCATTTCATACTCTCCTTAACGAGAAAAACGAGGAACTGCGGCAAGTCGAGCCTGCGCCATCGCATCCTTGGCCGGCATCTCGCTCTTCCTGCTCTGATCAGCGCCCACCGCAGCAACGCCGCCAGCCTTGAACTGAGTTTGGAACTGCTCAGTCATGGCCCCATGCTCGGCCAAGACCTGCACGGCGCTCATGGCGCTGAAATCGAGCGGGGACAGGTTCAGGGCCACCCGCATGTGATTGATGGACTTGGCCGCGATATCCAGCAAGGGCGTGGCCGTGGCGCGTGCTTCGGTCAGCTCCTTCTCCAGCCCATTGACCTGGATGCGGGCCTCAAGCAGCGCCTCGTCCCTGTCCTTCAACTGCGCAGTCATATACTGAATAGTCGAAGCAATTTTGTCAGGGTTTTCGACACTGGCCTCGGTCGTATTCTCTGCGCCATTCTCCGCAGTGGCCGATTCATTGACCGCCGCATTGGCAGGCTCCACCGTCGCGGCATCGGCCTCAGCCTTGGTGCTGGGTTCGTTTTGCGCGTCAAGGTCCAGGGGGACGCCTGCCTGCAAGGCCGCAATGTCCTGCGCCGTCAAAGTCCGTCTCTTCATCGCCGTCTCTCCAGAAAGGGGGGTACCCGAGTAACCGGCAAGCCGGTCCTTCAATTTTGCGCGATTGTCACCAAGGCCGTTCGCCGTGTCAATAGCTTTTTCCTTTAGCGCCGACAGTACGCTATTAAAATTTGCAATACCGTCAACCAGCCCCGTATCCACGGCGGCATGCCCGACAAACTCCCTGCCCTGGGCCATGACTTTGTCCGTGTACTCGTAGGATTTTCCGCGCATTTCCACGACATGCTCGATGAGGGCGCTATAAGCCGCATCAACCACCTGCTGAATCTGCCGCTCCCCTTCCTTGGATAGCGGCTCATCGGAATTCACAAGCGCCTTGTACTGGCCTGCGCGGATGACCTTGACGCCGATCCCGGCCCGCTTGTGCGCCTCGCTGAACTCCCTGTGCGTGCTCATGATGCCGATGGAGCCGACCAGCGTGGTCTTGGTGGCGTAGACATCGCCTGCGGCAACCCCCAATGCGTAGGCCGCGCTCGCCATCGTTCCATCGGAAAACGCGGTCACAGGCTTCACGTCATTGTGCACAAGGCGAATCAACGCCGCCGTGTCCAGCATGCCAGACACCGCCCCGCCCCCGGAATTGATATCCAGAAGAATGCGCTTCACCGACGTATCCTCGGCAGCCGCCACCAGGGCGTCGCAAATCTCCGGATAGCCCGTCATGCCGTAATACTCAAGCCGTGGTGCGCTGTTGTTCACTAGCGGGCCTTTGATCGAAATCACCGCCACGCCGTCGGACACGTCCAAAAGCCGTGGTTTTTCCTCGTCAGCCTCACAAACCACGCCGGCCACAAGGCCATCGGCAAGTCTGCCCTCGATCTCTTCCTCTGCCCTCGATGCCGTGGCGTAGCTGGCATCCGTGCCCGCCCACAGCCTCTCTTCGCTGATAATGCCCATGTCACTCTCCCTTAATATGCCAATTCACACATTCCGCATGAAGCCGCCGACAAGCGCCAAATGCGTCGATCATCCCGTACTCCCATGTCCGGATCGCCGCGTCCGTCGGGTCCAATGGCTCCGGGGCCGGCATGCACTGCTTCAGGCAGGCTTCCGGCGTTTGCCTCGGCACCGTTTGCAACACGGAGGGCGTCGATGAGCAGGCTGAAAGACACATCATCGCGATCACAGGCAGGCATAGCTTTAACGTTGGCATCCGCAACCCCTTTCAAATAAACCGTCCTGGCAGCCTCTGCCGCCGCTTCCTCGCGCCGCGCCCTCTCGATGGCCTGCGCCTTGTCCGTTATTGCCGCCTCCCTGGCGCTTTCGATAACCGCCGCCTGGGCCTTCGCCGCGCCCTTTGCATTCTGCCCGTCCGCGTACTGGTAGCCCAGGTAGGCTCCGAAGCCAAAGGAAGCGGCCAGCGCCAGCAGGCCGGCCAAGAGTTTAGTCTGAGCGGTCATAGGCCCGACCCTCCACATACCACTTGAAAATGTACCCGCCAAAGGCCATCGCTGGCGCAGTGACCGCCGCAATGATTGCCGCCACGTCCATGCCGGGGCGCTCGCTCATCTCCGCGAAGCTCATCGCCCACTGGGAGGCATGCCAGGTCATCGCAATGGCGGCGACCAGCGAAATTCGCCGGACAATCGCCCGTTCATCGACCCAGGCCCAGAAGCGCTGGCTGGTTTCATCGGCCTTCAGCATACCGCCTTCACCGCCTGCTCGTAGAAGCCCGCCCAGGTCGCGTAATGCGGCTTCCCTGGCCTCCAGTTGTACAGGTAGTACATCCACGCCCCGTCCGCATTTCCGATCACGGGCAAGGGTTGCGCGTCAGACCACAGCAGCAGTCGGGCCAGCCCCGCCGCCAGCACGTCATCGTGCTCCACGGCGTCCCACATCGTCTGGTTGCTGACCAGCACGCCTCTGGCCTTGCACAGGTCAGCGGCAAAGCTGGCGGTCAGCTTGTGCGTCCTCACGCCGTGGATCATCCCGCCCCCTTTCTCGGCCTGCCAAAAGCTCTTGGCCGGCCCAACGGGACGGGGCGGATTGCCGACCAACTGCCGGCGATGCTCAAAGCGGCTCTCCTGCAAGCCAATGGCAAGCAGCATCACGCGGGCCAGCTTGCTGTCCATATTCTTGGGCAACAGCGCCAGCGCCGGATCAATGGCGGTACGGGTTATTTCTGCCAGCTTGGTCATGGTCCTCTTTCGCTCGAATAACATGCAACTCACTTCACGGCCCCTGTCCGATAGGCTTTCGGCAGATGGCTGCGCAGTAGTTCGCTCTGGTAGCTCTTCAGGCAATACCTGGGGTCGAGGAGCAGCCAGTTGATACCGCGCTCCAGTCTCTTCCACCCATTCCGGTGCGCCCGTGCGCTGATGGTTTCATCGGCGGTGCCGCCGAAAATGGCATTGACGAGTTGATCGAGGGCAATGGCAAGCTGCTTCATCCACTTTTTCATGCCAGCGCCTCCAACTCGACCCAGGCTCCGCGTCCGCGCCAGTTCGGCATCTCCACGTATGCCTGGAGTCTCCACTTCCCGGTCATATTGATATCTCCTTCTTTCAGGCTGTACGAAATCCTGCGGCTACCCACAGGCGTGGCCGGCCATTCGACAACCCTGCCAGCCGGATTCCTGGCGCGAATAGTCGTCACCAGCGCCGCACCGATATCCACACCGCAATCCAATACAATATCTGTGCCAACGTCATTAACGAATACCCTGTTCTTTCTCTTGAGTATTGAGCTGATATGGCCGATAGGCGACATCATCTCCAGCTTTTTCATCAGGGCAGACCGCATCTCAAGTCTTACCGGCGGGTCTGCGGGCGGGTCTGCGGGCGTTTCCGGAATCGGGTCGGGATCATGGGTCGCGACCTTAGGGTTGAGGTACGCGATGCGGCGGCGCGGGAGAAAAATCTGCCACGGGTTCGCGGAAATGGCCTGAAGTTCCGCGTCCGACAGCGCCCGACTCCATATCAGCCCCAGGGAGGGCTTGGACGGCTCACATTGACCAGAGTCGCCAAATACCACTCCCGCTTCGTTTTCCTCGCTGTATGTATAGGCTAACGCCCCTCCGGGTCCCTCCCACTCGCGCGTGCCGTTCGCGAAAAAACTCCTGCGGGTCGTGCCACAGCTCAACGCCAGTACCGCCGGAGTCATGCCAAGCTCCTTCAAGGCGTGGCTGAACGGCGAGACGCTGACATTGCCCACTGAAAAGCGGGGGTAGGGGCTCCACCATGAGCGGGTGCCGTACCAACCCGTTATGCCCATCTCCCAAGATACGCCGAAATCGTCGGCTCCCCCTTTATACCGATGCATTAGAGAGCTTATGCCGCCCATATCATGCTCGTGCCCTACGACGACTAAAAAGCTGCCCTCCTGAACGTCTAGCCTGGCCCAGACTGAGTCGGCGCTGGCCGGCGATGGGTAAGCAACGCTTCCCGCCTGAAAAACGCGGCCTTGCGCCTGTCCCCCAACCTGGAAATCGCCAAACATATTGGAGTAGCGCCGGAGCGGCGCATTATCGACGAGATTGCGATAGATGCCGGGAATGACCGCAAAGATCAGACCTTGCGCGAGCGGATGCCGCCAGTCGATCTCTACCGACTCCGGCGGCTGCCTCGTCCATGTCCGCCGCGACGGGAGGTTGGGCTTTGCCATGTCTTACTCAGCCGGCGCGAGCGTGAACGGCGTCACCTCCAGCCCCCACCCCGCCAGCACGGATTGCCATGAGTGGCTGTTGTGCAGGAAGTACCTGGCCTTCCACGGCACATCGCGGGCGATCATCTCGGCGTATTGTGTCGACGTGACATTATCGACAACGAAGGAGCCGATGAATGCCGTGGGCCTGCTGGATTCAGGCACCTGGGAGTCGCCGCCGAGTACATCGAGCGGCTGCGCGTAAAGCGAGAGTAATGAGCCTTCCTGCGGTGCATACCCATACTGGAAGCGGACGGCGAAGCGGGCGTCAGGGTAGCAGCCTCCGTCCTCCGCCACGTCATAGATTTCGCTAGCCCCGACCACAGCGTCGTTGGCAATAGCCGCGCCACTGCCTTCCAGCAGCTTCGGCGCGCCGAATTTCAGAATGGTTTCATTGCCCATGTAAGTCTCCCAAGGTCAAGATGCTCGGATCGGCGGTATTGAGTGCGTCGCTGACCGCGCTCACCCTCACCGGGTCGGGAGCCTCGGCCACCTTCAGAAGCGCCCGCGCCGCGTCGATAATCTCCGGGTTGGCGTCGGCGAACTCCATCAATTGCGCACGAGCCACCGGATGTCCGATATCGAAACTGCCCTGCTCGATCATCTTGAGCGACCACTTGATATTGGGGTCCTCCTTGCCCGCTCGCTCCATTGTGTCGAGAAATAGCCCGCCATCCGGGGCCATTGCCGCCAGGCAGTTGCCGATGCCTACGTGCGCCGTCCGCGTGCGCACCCGCCCTGCGGAGAGGATGCCGGCAATGGCTTCGTCATTTCGGGCGGCCAGCATCGGTTTGATGGCCTCGGTTTCCTCTGCCGTCAACGCCCGTCCCACAAGCGTTTCCAGAGCTTTTAGTTGATCAGTCATCATCGTCTTTCCTTACTCAAAAATTTCACGGCCCAAGTTCTGTCCATCGGTCCAACAGGGAAGTCAGCCCGAGCTTGTACGCAAGGCCAACGGCAGACAGCACGATGGCCCACTTGATCACGGCCATTAAGGCGGTTATGCCGTTGCGCAGCAGCTCCGTCTTGGCGGTTTTCCAGAACTCTTCCTCCGCCCTGGCCGCCTTGATCCGCTGCTCGTGGTAAGCGCGATGGGCCTCCAAATCCTGCTCGGGGAAAGCCCGCATCAGCCGGTCGACCCATTCCTTCTCCTTGGCCTCGTGTTCCACGAACTCGCTGTGGATGTACGCCTTGATCTCCTTCGGGATCGTGTCGTACCGGAGTTCCGCGAGCCTCCTGCGTTCCCACTGCTCCATCACTCGACCATCCTCAATACTTCCGCCTTCTTGTTCTGCCCGCGCCCCTGCGCCGGCATATCCGAATTGAGGTGCTGATTCAGCGTGGAACCGCTGTTGCTCGGCGTATTCGGCCCCATGCTCGCCTGCCCGCCACCCACGGTCTTGAACATCGTCCCGGAGAGCTTCGGCATGCCGTCCGGCGGCAGCTTCCCGGTCAGCTTCAGGCAGGCTTCCTCGTCGCTGATCATGCCCAGGGACAGTTGCTCCAGCACGCGGGTCTGATAGGTCTGCCGGAAGGCTTCCAGCTCGGCGGACGGCCTCAGATCAATGTCGGCGAACCGGAATTCGACCGTGGCGTCTACACCAAATAATCTGACCGCAATTGTCAGGAGTCGCGAATAGACCTCATCGAGTTTCGACTTGATGGCCCCCGTCGCGCTCTTCATGAACAGCATGGTTTCCGTCGAGGCAATATTGTTCGACGCGGAGGTATGCCCAAGCACCGTGCCCATGACCTTGGTGCCCGTCGTCATCCGGGCATTCCCGATGCCAACCAGCGTCTTGTACTCTTCCGACAGGCCGCTGCTCGCCGCGTTATCCACGATGAAGTCCAGCGAATCCAGAAAAACCAGCGCCTCTTCCGGCCTCAGGCCATTCACCTTGTTCTCGATGTCGGCAATGATCGCGTTGATCTCTTCCGTCGCCTTCGCCGCATCGGTCTGCGCCTCGGCGGACAGGTGCTTCCTCAGCATTTCCTCGTCGATCTTCACCTTCAGGCGCGGGTGAATCACCCGCTTGATGATGCGGTGAATGTCCTGGGTAAAGTCCTCGACAAACAGGGTCGGCTTGATCGCCGATTCCATGAAGGATGAAGCGTGGGCTTCGAGCAAGTCCTGGTCCAGCGCCACATAGACAAAGGTCGGGATGTCCAGGTCGATTTCATCCTGTCCGACCACCTGCACCGGCGACAGCGTTTTGTCCTTGTTCGCCCGAAACTCGACCTGCGACACGGCAATGGGCTGAATCCGGCGCGGCAACAGGTCCTTGCCCAGTACCAGTTCGGCGGCGCAGGCCCCTTCCAGGCAGATTTCCTTGGCGAGGCTCTCCGCCGTCGAGCGGATGGACTGAGGTCCGCTGAACCCCTCCGAATAGTCCGGCAGCAGGTCGAAACGGGTCAGGATTTGCTGCACCAGCAGCGTCGCCTCCCGGTTGAACGTCCCGTCCAGGCTCTTGGCCACCGCCGTATAGCTATCCGGGATGCCCACGCGCAAATAGGCCCACACCGCCGCGCTCATGTCGGGCGAGGCCACGGAGAAATCCCGGATAATGGTCTTGGTCTTGCCCGTCTGGCGAACCGCCGTCAAATCCTTGCTCGCCAGCCTGCGCTCGGGCTTCGTCAGAAACGAGTCATCGACCTTGGTCGATTTCAGGAAGGACGGAAACGACGCAACCCCGCGTTTGACCCTCAGCGGCTCTGGCGGCGCGGGCGCGATGGCCGCCCGCAGGCCCATGCCGATTTTCGATTTCAGGAATCCAAACATGGGCGACGGCGCTCACGAAATTGATTTTGCCGAAGTGTAGGACAGCCGCTTGGGCTTGTCCATACCCTGCGACTATCAAAACTGATTGCGCGCATAAACGCCGCCTATTCCGCCACTCCCGTCACTTGGCAATGCCCAGGAACACCGCCAAGCATCGCTCGACTTCCACCAGCGCATCCGCCTCGATGCGGCCAAAAGCTGGCCCTACCTTTTCGCGCACCACCGTCACGGCCTTGTCCACCATCACTTGCGACGGTTTTTGCAAGCCGTTCCTTGTACTCGGTTGCACCGTGACGCGAAGCAATGGCGCAACAACAAGCGTGCTAGTGATGGGCAGCACCGTAATGCTCGCATGCTCGCTGAACGGGTTTGGCCTGAATGACCAAGGCGGGCCTTGGCTTGGCTTGTCGAAGTCGTCCTGCATGGCGATAGTCGCGAAGTCACCACGCATCATTCCGTCCAGCCCTCCACGTCTGCCAAGGCTTCATCCATGATCTGCTGCACGGCTGTGTCGAGTCTGTCCGCCTGGGACGCTAGCTGGCACTGGCGGCGGCACTCCTCCGCGAAGCCGGGGCGGCGTGTGTCCGGCACCCATATTTGAACCGGGCGAAGCCCTTGCATACGAAGTGCATCGCGGTGCTTCTGAACTCGTGAATTTACATGTGCCATGTTAGCCACCAATCCGTTTCATGTAGCACACTGCGCCATTTAAGCGCTCCACGCAACAGATGGGCCTGCCGGACTTTTCGGTCACGCCGCCTTGACCCGGAAGCTGTAGACCAGTGGTACGGCCACCTGAGCGCCGGACGCCACGCCAAGCATCCGGGAAGCCACCATGGCGTACAGCAGGCTGTGGTGCATGTGGTCCTCGCCCTGCGTCTTTCTCCAGACGAACACCATCTCATCCTTCCGGAATTCCCGCACCCGCTTCTGGTCCAGCAGGTGATCCTTCCATTCCCCGTCGAACGAATCGCTGACCTTCAGGATATTCCCGGCCCGGATCATCATCATGATGTGGTCGAAGCAGCGGTCCCTCGCGATATTCACCTGGCGCACCTCAAGCTGGCCCTTCTCCCTGTCCTCGCCCTGGTCCTTGACCTTGAACAGCTCCAGCCCCTTCGGCCCCGTCGCATAGACCCCGGCGAAGAGGTTGCTCATGATCTGTTGCAGGCGGAACACCGTCTCCGCATACGGCGCGAGGTCCATGACCCCCATCCGGCACCGATACTGGCGCGCAATTTTCGGGACTTCCTCGATGATTTTGTACAGCGAAATCGGGATCACCTTCAGGATGATTAGTGTATTGTCCGGCAGCACCGCCGCCACCGTCATCCAGCAGGTCATGCCCATATCCAGGCCAAACACCGTGCTGAAGCCCCCGCCCGGGTACTCGCTGATCAGGCAGGCATCAAGCTCCTGGTGGCTCAGGGCGGCCTCCTTGTCCTCCATCGGAATGCCCAGGCGCTGATTGCAGAAGTCAATCCAACGCTCGTACTCGACCGACGACTTGACCAGGGCCGATGGCTTGATAATGGTTGGGCAATCGAATGGCGATACCCTATACCCCGCAGCCGGGAAAGTTTTGTCAGGGTTTTCATATACCCATTCCCGGTGCTCCGGCATCAAATCAACCCCCAGGCCGCACGTCGGGCAGGCCACGAACGCCTCCGTCCACCGGAAATTCGGATTGCCAAAGTGCCGCTTGGTAATGCTTCGCAAATCATCCGTAAAGCCCGGAATCCGGACATGCTCGAAGTAATCCGGGTAAAACCACGCCCCGCAATGGCAGCACTTGCACATATTGATCTGCCGCCTTGACTGGTCATACGCCAACGCGATGCCATAATCCGGAATGGTCGGGGTCGATAATTTGACGGTTATTGCGTATTTCGAGTGAATCAGGCGGGATTCAAACAGCGTCAGCACGTCCTGGTTCGAGTTATCGACTTCGTCCATGACCACCATATCCGCCGGAACCGAAATGGCCTGCCGGTCGATCTGCGCCCCCTTCAAGTAGACGTAGGACTCGCCCAGGCGCTTGACCGAGGCATTGTCTACGTCCCCGGACACCAGATCGGACAGGTAGGGCGAACTGCGGATAACCGGGTCAATCCGGGTTTTCATGAACAGTTGCGCCGTGGTCGCCGCCGGCAGCGTGTAAATGGTCGAGAACCCGCTGATCAGCGCTGCCCTGCCCAGGGCAAGGCGGGCGGACATTTCCGAAATACCAATTTGCGCAGACTTTAGTATTACGATGTTTTGCGAGGGGTCGGACAGTATCTTTTCCTGGTACTCGTGCCCAACGAAAGAAAAGGGTTTCCCGCTCCGGTAGGTGTGCGTCGTGATGAAATCGCACAGAGTGCCCTGCTCGTGCGTCGTCAGCGCATTCTTCAACCGCGCCACATGCCGCTTGAAAAGCCCGTCATCCGTCATTCTGCCTCCTCGTACTCCCGAATAAATTCCTCGGCCGCCTCCTTGGGCAATCTCTGGATCGCCTTGATCATCATCCCCTCGATCCGCTTGAACCGCTCGGCGGTGTAGAAGTCCGACTGCATCTTGACCAACTGTTGCAGTGTCGAAGCCACGGCGTTCGCCACTTGCGCCCTCTGGTTCGCCGGCGTGTCGTCATCCCGGATCACCTCGGTCTGCAAGCCCCGCACCACGTCGTACTGTTCGATCAACTCATGTTCCAGATCAAGTTCCGAGAAGGAGCGCGTGGGCCTGCGCCTATCCACGGCCCGCGCCAGCTTCCTGAACTCCTCCTCGGGCATGCCCTTCACCGCGAGGATGATGTCCTCGTCGCCCCCCGGCCCGCTGTGCTTGTCACCCGCCACGCTTTTCCTCCTTCAATTTCTCGATCATGCGCAGCCTCGGCGACTTGCTGCTATCGTCAATCGCCAGAAGCACCTCGGCCAGCGCGACTTGCGTATAGACTGGGGCATCTGTCACATCCCGCCACGTCGTCCTGAGATACACCAGGTCCCGCGTGAAGAGGGTTTCCAACACCTGCGGGTCCGCCCCTCGCTTGGCCGCCAGCGATTCCACGGATTCATCCCCCAACAGGACATGGACCATCATTTTCTTGACGCTCGCCTGCCTCCAGTCCTCCGGACACTTCGGATATTTCGGCCATTTCCGCAGTGGGATCCCTGCCGTTTCACAGTATTTCCACAATTTCACGCTGATTTGCGGCAATTTTTCAGCAATTTCGTGCGCATAGGCTTCTCGAAGGCTCTTCGGCCAGTGCGTCAACTGAATCAGGGAATACTCGGGAGAAATCTTTGCGATCGTCCGATGAATCGTCCTCCAGGCCATGTCGCTGGCCTCTTGCGCCTCTCCCAGCTTCAGCTTGCCGGCGATACACGCCAGGGCCGCGTCCATCGCCGTCTTTCTGCGCGCCACAATGGGCTTCGGGTCCGGCTTCTTCTTCGGAGCGGGCGCAAAGCCGTATTTCTGACGCAGGGCGTAAACGTTCGCTTTGTTCACATTCAACTGCTTCGCCGCCTCGTCCACGCTGATTTCCTGGGCTTCGAGCTGCACAAGGATTCGGTGCAGGTCTGAAAGCTGGTCCCCCCAGTTCTTCAGGATCAATTGCACCGATCTCGGGTGCAAGCCAAGGTGCTCCGAAGCCTGGGCCACGGTCATGTTCCCGGCCTGCACCTGAAGGCAGGTCGGCAGCGTGTCCCTGCTCTTCCGGCTGATCGGCTTTTCCTCCTTGGCGTCCGACTCCGCGAGATGCATGATCTCGCCCAACGAGACATCGTAGAAGCGCGAGATTTCCATCATCCTTGCCGGCGGCAGCCGGTTATATTTGATCCAGCGGTAGATCGCGTTCGACGTCACGCCCAAGTGTCTCGCCAACTTGACGACGCTGGGTATTAAGTCCCGCACCGTTGCGACGTGTGCAGGGGCCAAGCTGTGATCCTTCCGCCCCCTCGATGGGTCTGCGCGCGACATGGGAGAACTCCTATGGTCTATTCTGATTGAATCAGACCATAGGGCGCAAAGGTTGTCAAATATTTGCCGAGTCGGCAGTGTTCACTTTTGCGAACTTTGGTGTCTTTGGTGTGGACTTCGACAAAATCAGGCCGTGGCAGGGCGGCCGGGGCGCGAGGAACGTTCGCCTGACTGGTAGTTACAGCCCTAACTCCGAATGCGACCCGAGCCGCACAAGTTGTAGCGTTTCTGTGTCCGGCTTGCGATAGAGCAGAACCAAGTCCGGCTTAATATGGCAATCGCGCACGCCCTTTTTGTCCCCGGTAAGGGCGTGATCGCGGTATTTTGGATCAAGCGGCTTATCAGTTGCCAGAGCCAGCAAGGTCGAGGATAAGTCGGCTTCCAGCGTTCTTCCGTGAATGCCCCGGAATTCGCGCTTCAAGTCGCGCCGGTACTGCCCGGAGAACTCAATGACCCGCATCGGCGGCTTCGTTGCGAATGATCGACATCATTTCGTCGAGCGTCACCCGAGTTCCGCCGCCGCGCTCAAGCTCGTCAATGGCGTCCAGCGTTTCCGCGCTGGGCTGGAACAGCACCGGCGGAATGGCTTTGTCCTTGGCGATGCGGATCATCAACATGCGGACCACATCACTGATGGTCAGGCCGGCATCCTTGATGATCCGATCAGCCACGGCCTGAATTTCGCCCGGCACACGGGACTGAATCTTGCGGCTAGCAGCGACAGTCATATCGACCTCCTTTAGTGTGCCATCCATTGTACTACAGCGCGGGTTGCGCTGATCGTTAGATGCCAGGATTACGAAGGGGCGTCACGGCCTAGTTGCTTCTCAAGTCCGCGATCAGGTGTTCCACGTTGTCGTAGCGCTTGCCGCTGCCCGGCTCAAGAATGGCATCGTGCGTTTCGATCCATTCGCGCAATTCTTCGATTGCGTCGTGGAGACCTCTGGCAGCCTTCAAATAGTCTGTCCATGCGTCTGCAACGCCGTCATCACTGGTCAGCCTGAAATCCTCACAAGCGCTCTGGTGTTTTGCGGAGGCGGCGGCATACATCCGTGAAAGGACGTCGGTTGATCGCTCAAGGCTCACACAGATCGCACCACTTCGATCAATGGGGGTTTGCGCATCAGCCTTGATGAGTCCTTCATGCAGATTGGCGATGTCGCTCTGCATGAGATCAAGAATCTGTGTGTCGTTTTCGACACTGACAAGCGTGAACTCGATGGCTTTCAGCAACTCAAGGCTGCGTGACGCGGCGGCTTGTGCGAACGTCCGCACGCAGTCATCATCAGACCCGCTTGTTGGCAGAAAATTCATCTCGTCCTCATGAAAATAGCCACTTGCAGCGGCCTTCTTTTGACCAGAGTATAGTTCGAAGCTCTCGCATGTAAAGCGACTTATCCCCACGAAAGCCGGTTTAGCCCCTTGCAACGAGGGCGCGGACAACGGCGTTTGCGGGCATATGAGCTTCCTCCTAGCGTGTGAGCCACACCGTAGCGCACTCTACGCCAGCTTGAGCTATACCTCAGGGTGGCATTCGATTAGGAAGGCCATCATCTCGGTCGCATCCTTGGAAAGGTAGAAGCGCACCATCTTCTCGTTGAATGCCTGCACCTTGGCAGCGGGTACGCTGATGGCGTCGATGCCATGCAGCATGAGCACGCCATTCATCATGAACCGCGACGTGCGCTTGTTACCATCGAAGAAGAACTGCTGCAAAGCGCCGAACAGGAAGAAAGCCGTCGCCCGCTCGAACGGTTCGCACGCTTGCAGGGCGGTCACGCCCTCGTGGAACACCCGGTTCAGTTCCGGTGCATTGGGCAGAGTTGGCAGTGGGTGTAGCGCCCATGTTCGCCAAGGCCCACGTCCGGGGTGTAGTTCTTCTCCTGCCCCTCGCCACGGAATACCCCCCATTCCAAGGCTTCCTTGCGGGCAACGATACCGTTCAATTCCGTGAATACCGACTTGGACATCTCAAACTGACCGCCCTTGACCATCGCCAGCAGCCGCTTGGAGCTTTCCGCCAGGTTCAGGACTTGTTCCTGATCGGAAATCTTGCGACCGCCGACGGTCACGCCATCCAGCAGGGTCTTGACCTCCGGGAAGGTAAAGGGGTTGCCTTCGAGCATGGATGCGTCCCATACGAACTCCGGCAACATCTTGTGGAAGCGGAAGCAGGCCCGCTCCACCGAGTGAGATGGGATGGAGGCCGGAACTGCCGACCTGTCCCAACGAAAGCCAAGAACATCAAACAAAGCCGTGTCCATCTCAAGGTTTCTGTTCAAGCCTTGTCAGCTTGTCGTCGAGGATGATTCTGGCTAGTCCATCAAACGGTAGAGTTGTCCGCTTGGCAACGTCCCTCAGCCAATAGCATGTCTCAGGGTTGAACCTGTACGCGGTCCTCTTCGTTGACTCTTCTTCTAGCCCTTGCCCTGCCTCGCTGATCGCCTTATTGATCCTTTTAGAGACGGCATCAACCAGCTTGCTCGGGTCCTCTTTGTACTCAGTCATTGCATTGCTGACGAACTCTGCCGTCCGAAGCGAGTTCTTGGCGCAGTAGTCTGAAATCATCTCAATGGTGCGCTCGGGGAGATTGAAACCGACGGGGGAGTTTTTCATTTCATGCTTCACTTTACGCTGCCGACATTGGTTTTATGGACTATAGCCAATGTTATTGCCGTTGTCAAACATGGATACAAAAGTTTGAAAAATTGGGTTCGGTGCGAGAGGGGCCTGGCTGGCAGCCGTCCTTGCCGTCGTGTAGTTCCTTACAGCGGGGGCAGCGTACCCGCATGGCTATGGTCTCTGCTGTTCCAAGCGTTCCAGCTTGTCGTCAAGGATGATGCGCGTGAGGCCGTCGAAGGTCAGGTGGGTGCGTTTGGCGAATTCACGTAGCTTTTGTGGTGGTTCAGGCGGCATCCGGTAGGACGTTCTGCGGATATCGACCATGTCCACGTCGAACAGATCGGCGTGTTCAATGCGGTATCTCACAGCCTCTATCAGCCTCTCGCCCTGGTACTCGGAAAGCGCATCGACCATGAACTTCGTCGGCGTGATTGAGTGCTCGGCGCAGTAGGCGGCGATTCTGTCGTGGGTTTTTTGGGGGAGGTTCATACTGACTGTTTGCGTAGGCATCGGTATCTCCTGTTCCTGATCATCTATACGGCTGCGCCTACACCATAACACGGACGTCGGCGCATTTCAATACGAATACAGAAGTTTGAAAAAGTGGGTTCGGTGCGAGAGGGGCCTGGCTGGCAACCAAGCCAGCGCGCAC